CTTTTTTCTTTTTTTTTCTTTTTTTTTTTTTTTTCTCCGCCTCTTCTGGAGGGGGGGGGGGGGGGGGGGGGGGGGGGGCCCCCGAGGACAAGGGCCCGGGCCGGAGGGGAAAGGTATGGCTGGATACCCGGAAACACATGTGTATGTTTTCAGGTGAAACCAGAAGCTTCAGGTTGTTTCGCCCGAGGGCTAAGAGGAAGGCAAGCGGGAACGCAAGGAGGAATACATGGAGGAATGTAAGGCGGGAAAAACCCGAATCAGGCAATAATTCGGGCCAGCGTGTGTCGCCCGAGGGTCGCGCTGGATATGGTCCGTAAGCTGATGAAATCGCTTGCTTTTCCCGGCCAGTTCGTTTACACTTGTCTTGTGGGGCGATTGTGCCCCCGTGATGTGATTTGGAGTTTATGATATGGCCAGACTTATCGTTACCGTTACCCAGTCTTTCTCACCGCCCGCGCTGTTCACAATAACCACCGTTCCCGCCGCAACCTTTGCGGAGCGTTGCCAAGCAGTGCTAGAAGCGTGGTCGGGGATTACTGGAGTGTGGTTCGGTAATCAAGAAATCCTCACCACCGCCGCGAATGAAACAGACGAAACTATCCGGGTGGTTCATCCCGCCCACGAGGAACATGACGTGTTCTTCAGCTGGGAGTTCAAATCATGAGCCGTGCGGACCTATACGAGTCCTGCATGGGCGGGATGGACGACCTTGAAGAACTGGCGCAATCGCTTGAGTTCACAGTCCACACTCCTTTGCACCGGGAACAACGCCGGGCAGCCTACGCGGGGGAAACGAAACTTCGCCTAGCCATCGCGCGGATCGAGCGCGGCTTTGATCTTCCTCCCGGCGTGAAGCACCTTTGACCCACTGGACGAAGCCGGGGCAACCCGGTCCGGGGCGAGTGACGTTCCCCCGCTGATGAGTCCTGTCAAATAGGAAACGATACCATGCAGATTAAACTTCAAAACGAATACTTCGATTTGGATTTGGGTAACGCGGCCCAGGGGCTGGAATCCGTTGCCACTATCCGGCTTCCGAACAGTGAGGACGATGAAGATTTCCTTTCCTCACTGGCTTACGTTCTTGTTGAACGGCTGGCGGTTGTTCCGGATTGCATCGACCTTCAGCCCACGATAAGCACCCTCACCGCTTCAGCCATTGTGGTGAACATTGAAGCAAGATCAGGTGGTGATGAACCTATCTTCGACGGGTTCAGAAGTGAGATTGAGCCCGAGGCACTTGCCATGTTTCTCCTCAAAGCGGTTCGGTGGGGGGATGTGGAAACCGCAACCCCGAACAAGCGGCTGGCGCTTGAAGTCGCGGAAGCCTTTGGCCCCGACTGGGCGCAAGTGCTGTATCACTTCGCCGTTTTGGTTACGAAACTCGCGTAACCCCCGCACTGGAGAAATCCGATGGATAATCGCGCCCGCCAACTCATCATCGCCCCGACCGCAGCACAGACCCTTACCGCCGCGCAACGCCAATCCCGCCTGAACCTTGCGGAAAACCTCCGCCAGTTCCTTGCGCCCTGCACCGCCCGTCAACTCGCCGTGGTGATGCCCACCACAACCCTACTCGACATCATCGAAACCTTGGAGGCCTAAGATGCTTTACTTCACCCACAGCAACCGGGTCGGGTACCTGCCCGGGTACTTCTCCCCCCACGACCCTCGCCCTGCGCGGGACCAGCTCCACGAAAACTACGCCCACGGTGGCGGAGTCCGGCCTTTCGCCGGGTTCACCCTGCATAACTGGGAAAGCCCCGAGAACGCCTACCTTAACTACCCCGGCGACCCCGCGATGAGGGAGGTTTCCCGCGCCACCCTGCGAGATGAAACCATCATCGTGTTTCAGGCCTCTTGGGTCGCCATTGTCCAGCCCTCGGGCGAACACATCATCACCCGCTGCGATTAACCCCCTTTCCCCGGAGTTGTAAAATGCCCGTGTCCATCCTCGCCCTTCTGCTTTCCTTGTTCCCGCCGTGCCCGACCGAGGACTCCTCATGGTGCGGTTGGGACGCCGCAGTCCAAGGCAATGGGCGCGGGCAGAGTTTCATCGCCCTCGGTTCAACCGTTCTTAAATAGGAGCTACCCATGCAACACACTGAAATCTATTCCACCATTTCCGGCCTTGCAGACGCCCTTTCCGCGAAGGGCCGTGGTCGTCCCTCGATCCGCCTGACCATCGAGTCCCATTCCCGCTACTCCGCCGGGATATTCTACTACAACGAGAATGACTTAAAAAGCCTCTTCCTCCACAACGAAACCCTTACCGGGCTAATGGCCGAACTGGAAACCTACGTCCGGGACCTTCTCGGGGATGAAATCCCCTTTTGACCCTCAAGACCTACGGCCTTCGGGCCGTAGTGCTGGACGATCAACTCAAACGGAGTAACCCGACATGTTTGACAATGTAAAAAACTACCCCGAGATTAAAATCGGGTTGTTCACCCTGCAGGTAAAGTTGATTTCCTTCCCTGAGAGAGTAGAAGGGCAATGCCACCATTGCGGCTACGTCAGTTTTCCGATCATCCTCTTGCCGTATCTGAACATCGAAGGGGTCAACTGCCACGGCGGTGTGACCTTCGACCAGAAGTCGGACGAAAACCCTGACCTTTACACTATCGGGTTCGACTGTGCCCATTCGCAGGACAGCCGGAACCCCGGCGATCCGGCCTGGAAGGACTACTTCTACGCCGAGGCAGAATGCCGCAGCATCGCCCGACAACTCGTCGTCCAGCTACTCCCTAAGGAGCTACTATAATGCCCTACTACATCGTCGCCCGCCGCGCCGACAACACCTCGATCCTCGGCAACCTTGACGGTCAGGCTTCCCTTCGCGTCCGCCGCCCCGAGCGCACCAAAGCGTGGCAGGACCTCACCCTTCACCCCCATTCCGCCCGCGTCCACCACTGGGACCTCGAGGACTCCCGCGAAAACATCATCGCAACGAAACTCAACCCCACCTACAAGGACCAGTAACCCATGGCAATGTCCAAAGCCCTCGGGCGCTACACAGACATCAAAAAGACCTTCGACGCCGTGCTGAAATACGGCGCGCTGCAGGTCAAGTTCACCTCCAAAGGCGCGGCCACGCACTTCGCCTCTCGCGCCTACTATTACCGCGCCCTGATCCACGAAAAGCAACGGGAACAACTCGGCTCCGCCGTGGCCTCGACCAGTTCCCCCTACGACTGCATCGCGATTTCCCGCAAGGACGTTCCCCCTGATACCCTATCCATCGCCGTGAACGTCCTCAACGCCACTGTCACCCTCCCGGACGGCACGGTAGTCAACATGGCGGAGGAAGCCACTTCCCTCGGCGCGGACCCGATGGGCCAGGAGGTTCTATTCGACCTCGACCTCGACGTTGAGTTCCCCGTGAAAAAATGAAAGACCTCATGTTCATGTTGGCGGTCAGTTTACTTATGTTCATCCTCGCCATGATCTGGCTCACAATAGGAAACGCACTATGACCCAGTTTGAAAAACTAAAAACCATCGCCGCAAGTGCGAACGTAACCGAGGCCGAGGAGGAACTAGTCACCAAACTGGTTTCCTCCATCATCTACGACAGCATCGACCTCGGGAAAGACACTCCGCTGGAGATAATCCTGCTTGCGTTTTCCGTGTTCGCGTCCACCGCCCTCACCATTTCCCGGCAAGAGGGCCTAACCCATGAGGAAGACGTAGAACTGCTCACGGAACTGGTCCGCAGTTGCACGCTTGAATTGGCCGAACAAATCCTCAGTGGGTCCCCGCGCCAATGACCCCGATCGCAGACATAGGGATTTCCACCCCGCCCAAGGGCATCACGCCGGAACTTTGGGCCGAGGCCTACAACATCCGATACTGGGCCGCGTATCACTGCTCCCCGCTCTCCGGCGGGAACACCGTGATCTTCGACCCCTCCTGGACCATCGTTTACATTGGCCCGCACGAGGGCGCGCTGGCCTACTTCCGCTCTGCACAAAAGCCCGATCGCCGGAGGGAACTAACGACCCCCCTCGTCCAGTCCAATGAACTGTTCAAACTTCTCAACCTGGAGTAACCCACATGAGATCGCGACTTACATTCGAAACCTTCCGCACCCGCGAGGAAGCGGAGGCCCGCGAGGCCCTCACCCTTCGCCCGAACACCTACAGCGAAACCTACTCCCTCGGCATCACCGAAGTGCAGTTGATTGACCCCACCTCGGGCGAGCCCTTCACCGGGTTTCAACTAACCCTCGAGACCTTTTATGGATAAGGAGCCCATCATGGATGATCGTTTTGACCCCCTGCTTCATCAGGAAGAAATCGACCGCATCGGCCCGGCAGTTGTGATCGGCGCGCTGTTACTCGGCGTTGCCGTGTCCTGCGTAATCGCCGTCGCGCTAGTGCTTATGGTGCTGCTATGACCCCAGAGGAAATCACCAACATTTGCTACCGTCTCTACTACCGCGCAATGGAGCAAAACCTAACTCCCGAGTCGTTCCAGTTATCCGAAGAGGATAAAAACACGTTACGGAAAACAACCGGACTCCACAAAGCGGTATCATCAATTCCTGAGCTTCGCTTCTGTGGCATAGAGGTTCTATCCCGCCCTGAAGTGCAACCTGGGATAATCGTCCTCACAACCTTGCCGATAAAAGGGGCTTACCTATGACCGATCTACCGAAAGGCTATGACGAGTGGCGTAACGCGGTCGAAGTCGCCGCCGCAATCCGCGCGCTGAAAGGAGCCAGCCATGACTGATGCAACGACGCTAAAACCGTGCCCGTTCTGTGGTGGTGAAGCGAAAACGAATGGTGGCGGCAACAGCGAATACGGTCGCTTCTGGTGGCGTGTTTGGTGCCGTGAGTGTGGCTGCGCTATGCACGACCGGGAAAGGTGGCTTCCACATGGGGGGAACCTTGATCCAGCCTACCCTGCTGGCGAGTGTTTGGCGCGCTGGAACACTCGCGCTGACCTACCGCCCACCCTATCCGTTGACGCTTACGATGAATTTTGGGCAGAGACTGAACGCGAAGGAGTGCAATTTATGACAGAGAAGAATGACGGCGGGCCAGCGTTTCTAATAGCCAGCGATGTGCTTGGTCACAATGAAGGCATGACCCTGCGCGCATGGTTCGCGGGGAAGGCGCTGGTCGCTTGCGGCGAAAGCAACCCTAATTTGCCGGGCGACCCTGCCGATCACATCAAATGGCCAGGCGCGTATGAACTGGCAGAGCGCCGCGCGGCTTGGGCTGTTATCCAAGCGGATGCCATGATCGCAGCGCTAAAGGGGCAACCGGAATGACCGAAGAACTCAGCAGCGAGGAAATCGACAATCTGCTTGATGGCGTGACACGCCTAGAGGTTTGCGAAATTCCGAATAGTAACGGCGAAATCGGGTTTTCCGTTGACGAGGACGGCGACCTTGTTTTGGCCGCAACCTGCGCCGCGATAGTCGCTGAGCGTAATGCCCTACGTGACGCGCTGGACGGGGCAGAGGCCCGCGTTGTGGAGTTGGAGGTAATCAAAACGAACCTCAACGCTGTAAACGATAAGTATCTGAAAACGGCAAACGATCAATTCCACCGCGCCGAAGCCGCAGAGGCGAAGCTGGCGCGGGGCGTGCGCATCAAGCCGCTGGTGTGGTCTGACGTATACGTAAACTTCGGCGGCGAGGTATGGGACGCCATCGCCGCTGGTGTGGTTTACCGCATCATACAAAAGGCGGACGATGTGTATTGGCTCACCGATCCGAACTGCGAAGTAACCACGACTACTCTCGAAGCAGCCAAAGCCGCTGCGCAAGCCGACTACGAAGCGCGCATCCTTGACACCATTGACGCAGTGCCAGTGGCGCAGATCGAGGCAGAGACCATCGAGCGGTGCGCGCAGGCTCGCAGCGAGGCGATAGCAGAGTTTTGCAAAACCGCTAACATTAAGGGGTCGCTGCAAGCGCAATACTTGCCGAAAGACGTTAAAGATTTTCGTCTCCAGTCCGCCGTTAACGCACTCGAAGCCGAGCGGCGCGCGCTGAAAGGAGCCAACCATGACTGACCACATCTGCACTTGGCCTAGCGGAACATGCGCCTGTTACACACAGGAAGCAAAGAAACCAGACTACGCTGGGCGTGTCTGGATGCACTGTGACGAAGGGCTGTCGCTATCGAAGGCGAGCATGTCGCGCTTCGTGATGTTCTGCCTTTTGAACAATGCCAAGATTGGGGAAATACATCCGTTCAACCGCAACTTCAAGAATAGCCAAGTCAGCGCGTCGGTCCGCATCCATCCTGATTTGTTTGCCGCTTTTGAAGCGGCAACAGGGGGAAAATTGCACGAGCCGCCAACTATATCGCTGAACGGCAGCACACCGGCAACTCTGGTCGAAGTCCGCGCCGCCCTGCGCGCAATCGAGGAAACCCAACATGACTAAGCCCATTTCCCCTACCACAAAAGAGATCATCCGTCTCCACGCCGAGGGCCTTTCAACCTCCGAAATCGCCGCTACCCTCGGGCTTAAGATTTCCCTTATCCGCAGTGCACTTTACCGCGCCTACCTCCGCGGGGAGGCAGAACCGATCCGCAAGCCTCGCCCGTGGTTTAACCGATACCTCCTCCACGCGAAACTCGGCGTCCTCTACCCCCGCCAGTTTCTTTCAGGCCTCGACGAAGCCACTGTCTCCCGCTTCCTCCACGACGCCCGAGACCACCGCCGCGCCCACGACGCCCTGCGGAAGATCATCCACCAACACTACAACCCTACCCACAAGGAGTAACACTATGTCCTTCACCCCCACGCCCGAGCAAAACGCCATTGTCGCCGCCGCCACCGACACCTCCGACAACCTTCTAATCTCGGCCCTCGCCGGTGCCGCCAAAACCTCAACCCTAATCCTAATCGCCGAGGCCCTCCCGCGCGTTCAAATCCTTTCCCTCGCGTTCAACAAAAAGATCGCAGATGAAATGAAAACCAAACTTCCCCCGAACTGCACGGCGATGACCCTCAACGCCCTCGGCCACCGCGCATGGGCGGATCAGTGCGGCGGTCGCCTCAACCTCAAAACTACCAAATGCTTCGACCTTCTTCAGGACGAGATCAACAAACTCTCCAAGCCTGACCAAGGCGCGGCCTGGGAAAACGTCGGCTTCATCCTTAACTCCTGCCAGTGGGCGAAAGCCCAAGGCCACCTCTCCGACGACCAAGCCGCCGCCCGGAAGAACTCCCGCCTCATGGATGACTCCGACCTGAAAGACGATCTGGAGGAAATCCCCACCGACCTCGAGTGGTATCTGATCCGCAAAGTCCTCTCCCGCTCCATCGACCAAGCCTTCGAGGGCCTGATCGACTTCGGGGACCAGCTCCTCATGCCCACAATCTTTCGCGCAATCTTCCCTACCTTCCACCTCGTCCTCGTCGATGAGGCCCAGGACCTTTCCGCCCTCAACCACGAGATGCTCCGGCGTATCGCCCGCAAGCGGCTGATCGCGGTCGGGGATCAGTGCCAAGCCATCTACGCCTTTCGCGGCGCGCACGAGTCCGGGATGGAGGAGCTTAAGGAAAAGTTCTCCATGACCGAACTGACCCTCAGCTGCTCTTTCCGCTGCCCGCCCGCAATCGTACGCCACGTTCAGTGGCGCGCCCCTCACATGACCGCCTGGGCCGGGAACCCTTCCGCCGGGCAGATAATGAAGCCCACCTTCTGGACCGTCCACGACCTTCCCGATAACTGCGCAGTCCTCTGCCGCAACAACGCTCCGCTATTCCGCGTCGCCATGCAGTTGTTGAAGTCCGGGCGCTACCCCAACCTCTGGGGCAACGACATTGGCCGGGGCCTGTTGAAGACCATGAAAAAGCTCGGCTCACTCAGCATGCAACAAGAAACTGCTTTCCAGATGCTTTCCGAGTGGCACGATGAACAAGCCAAGCGCACCCGCGCTCCCGGCGCGTTGCAGGATAAGGTCGATTGCCTGCGCATTTTCCTTTCCGCCGCCCCGACCCTGGGCGAGGCCATAACCTACGCCGAGCACATCCTGCGTAGCGAGGGCAAGGTCAATCTCCTCACCGGGCATAAGGCCAAGGGATGGGAGTGGCCCGAGGTATTCATCCTCGACGAGCAGCTTATGCGTGACAAAGGCCAAGACAACAACCTGCGTTACGTTATGTGCACCCGCACATTGGACCACCTGACCTACATCAACTCAGCAGAAATGGAGGTGCCCGAACTGAACTAGAGGGATCGGTATGGCCCTTATGCCCCGCATATAAACCATATCAAAAGCTGCAGAAACCGCTTGCAATCCCGCACCCGGTTTGATATAAACAACCCACGGGGGCGACCCGTGCTATTCCACCCGGTCACAAAGGAGCAACCCATGACCAAGAAATCTATCACCATTCAAGGCCTGGACTTTGAAGTCTCGACCCCCTACGCCGAAGGCCACGTCATTACCGAAGCCGAGGCCAAGGCGCTGAACCAGACCCGTCTGGAAAACATCCGCAACAACATGGCCCGCGTTATCAAGACCGAACAGGGCGACGCCGAGACCCTTCCCGATGGCGCGTACGAAACCCTGAAAACCAAACTTGCTGAATACGATGCCGCGTATGTCTTCACCCTCGCCTCGGTTGGCGGCGGGCGCAAAGCTACCGACCCGGTGGACGTGGAAGCCCTGCGCATTGCGCGCTCGGAAATCTCCCGCCAACTCCACGCGGCTGGCCGCAAGGTCAAAGAGATCGACCCGGAAGCCTACGCCAACGCGCTCGCGACCATGGCCGACAAGCCCGCCGTTCGCAAGCTGGCTGAGAAGAACGTCAAGGAACGCGCGAACTCCGCCGCGATGGACCTTGCAGAACTTGGCCTTGCGTAATTACCCCGAACCTGTGGTAGGGGCTTCGGCCCCTACTGCGCTCCCGCAAGTGGCCCCGTAACCATTTCCGCGAACGCAGTGAAGGAACTCCAGTGAAGCCCGAACTCCAGTCCCTTATGTTCCAAGCCCTAACCAGCCCCTTCGGGATCGAGGTTCGGACTTCCTCCCCGGAGCAACTCCGCCAGAAACTATACGCCGCAAGGAAACTCGACGCCACCTTCGCCGGGCTTTCCTTCATCATTCCGCCGACCAACCCAGAGTCTATTCTCTGGATCATCAAACGTGAGGCTAATCATGGCACGTCAGAAACGTAATGATCTGGTCAAGGTCACGCTTAACCTCCGTGACGGAGACTTCAACAAGATGGGAGAGTTGTTCCCAGAGAAAGGCCCAAGCGTAGCTATCCGCGAACTGCTTTCGGCCTTCATCGACAAGCACTACGGCACCGTTCCAGTTACAGAATAAGGACACTCGCAATGTCAGACCTTCCCGACGACGACACTACCATCGCGGAACTATTTTCCCGCGACCCGCTGAAACTTTCCGAGCAGGACCTCGACCAGATCATCCACCGCCTCCGGGCGCAGAGGAAGAAATTTGTCCAGGGCAACCTGACCATCGGAAAACCCGAGGCCAAGAAATCCGCGGCGCAGAAAAAGCGCGAGGCAGTTGCTTCCGCCCTTGGCGATGACGCTCCGTCCCTCTCCGACCTCGGCCTTTAAGGAGACCCACTATGCCCGCGTTGAAGTCCTTTACCCCCGAGGGGTTCCAATACGCATGGGATGCAACTAGCGTCTCCGCGTTTGAAAAGTGCCCACGTTACTACCAGCTCCGTTACCTTGAAGGCTGGCAGCCCAACCTCATCTCCTCGCACCTAACCTTCGGCGGGGTTTACGCCAGCGCCCTCGAGCACTTTCACAAGCACATCGCCCTGGGCCTCAACCCTGAGGAAGCCACCCGCCGAGTGGTCAAAGATGCGATGATCGCCACCTGGACCTACGACCTCGACGAAACCGGCAACTCCCTTCCCGACACCGGCAAGCCCTGGGACTCGCTCCACAATTCCAAAACCCGAGACACCCTGATCCGGTCCATCGTCTGGTATCTCGACCACTTCTCCGCCGACCCAACTGAACTCGTCATCCTTTCCGATGGCACCCCTGCGGTTGAATACTCCTTCTCCATCCCGATGGAGCGGGACATTATCTATTGCGGCCACATCGACAGGCTGGTGAAGTACTCCGGCGGCACCTACGTCATGGACCAAAAAACCTCCGGCGCCACCATCACTACCCACTACTTCAAACAATTCAACCCCGACGTGCAGATGGGCGGCTACACCTGGGCCGGTCAGATCATCTTCGGGATGCCCGTCTCCGGAGTCATCATCGACGCCGCCCAAATCGCAGTCGGCTTCACCCGCTTTGAGCGTGGCTTCATTCAGTATCCCAAAACACTCCTCGCGGAGTGGTACGAAAACACCATGCTCACAATCGAGTCCGCGCGGGCAGCCCATGCCGCCAACCACTACCGCCAGAACCGCGCGTCCTGCGGGAACTACGGCGGGTGTGAGTTCCGTGACATTTGCTCCCGCTCCCCCGAGCACCGCCCCAACCTGCTCACCGCTAGTTTCAAACGCGGGAAGCGCTGGGACCCCTTAACTCGCAGGTAACACAAATGGCAAAAGCTAACACACAGTTGACTTACTTGGACGCGATAAAACTATTCGAGTATGACCCTATCTCAGGGAGACTCGAGTGGGCAGTCACTCAAGGTAAAGTAAGAAAAGGTTCTGAAATCACTTCCGATGTGAAAGTAACTGGACTACGCTATGCACCACATAGAGTAATTTGGTTGCTTATGACGGGTAAACTACCTAAGGACCTTATAGACCATGTAAACGGAAACCATCTTGATAACCGCTGGGACAACCTTAGACAAGCTACCAATCAGCAAAACCAATTTAACAAACAAGGTTACGGTAGCTTTGCGAAGGGTGTTGTATTCAAGTCGGATGGATATAGAAGTAAACCATGGTCCGCCAGAATAAGGATTAATGGTAAGAAAATTACACTAGGCAGCTTCAAAACCCATGACGAAGCTGCTGAAGCCTACATAACTGCTGCTGAGAAAGTGCAAGGACCGTACGCAGTACATAACCGCAGGGAGATAAACTAATGAAAGCCTCCACCCACCAATCCTCCGATTACGTTAAGCTCCTTTACCTCGGCTCCTCCGGCACCGGGAAAACTGGCTCCCTTTGTTCCCTTGTCGCCGCCGGGTACAAACTCCGCGTCCTCGATATGGACAACGGCCTCGACGCCCTTATCGCTTTCGTCAAGCGCGAGTGCCCGGACAAACTTGACAACATCAACTTCATCACTCTCCGCGACAAGATGAAGGCCGACCCCATCCGCGGCGCAGTGGTTTCCGGCACTCCAAAAGCCTACACTGACGCGATCAAATACCTCACCAAATGGGACGACGACACCATCCCCTCCGAGTGGGGCGCGGACACTATCTTCGTCCTCGACTCCCTCACCCTATTCGGGCGGGCCGCTTTCCGCTGGGCGCAGGGCATGAACCCCAATTCCAAAGACCCGCGCCAATGGTACGGCGCATCGCAAGAAAGCATCCTCACCGTCCTGGACCTTCTAACCTCCAGCGAGTTCCACGCCAACGTCATCGTGATTACTCACGTGGACCTTCAGGAACTCAGCGACGGAACGACCAAGGGTTACGCCTCAGCTATCGGCAAAGCCCTCGGCCCGAAAATCCCTGCGGTGTTCAACACCGTGATCCTCGCGGAGTCCAAGGGCACCGGGGAAAACGTTCGCCGCACTATCACTACCATGCCGACCGCTACCGTGGACCTCAAAAATCCCAAGTCGGTAGAAATTCCGAAATCCCTCCCGCTCGAAACCGGGATGGCGACGATCTTCAAGACCCTGAAAGCTTGAAGCAACTACGACCCTCGCATCAACAATGGAGACTACAATCATGGCAATGAACTTCGCAGACGCACTCGACACCAAAGCTTCCGACATCGAACGGCCCCCGGTCCTCCCGCAAGGCACCTACGTCTGGACCGTTTCCAAAGTCCCAGTCATCTCCACCTCGAACAGCGGCGAATGGGACATCATCGAGTTCCCGCTTCGCGCCGTATCCGCCGAGTCGGATGTGGACGAAGATGAACTGGCCGCGTTCGGGAGCCTCAACGCAGCGATGAACCGCATGTCGTTCATGTTCCCGACTGCGCCGGAAAAGGACTCCGACCGCAAGCGGACGCTGTTCAACCTCAAGCGGTTCCTGCTTGAAACCCTCCGCGTCGAGGGCGACGATGATACCACGATCAAAGAACTCCTTGCGGGCGCGATTAACTGCCAGTTCATGGCAATCGCGAAGTGGCGGCAGGTGGACGACGCTACCTACGTTGACGTGAAGTCCCCGGCGCCGCTGGACTGAACCACTACACGAAACTTCAGGGGGCGTTCGCGCCCCCCTTTTTTCACATCAACAGGAGCCCGGATCATGGACTACGGAAAAAAGGGTTACATAAAGCATAAGGCTAAGGAAATGGAAACAGCTTACCAAGCTGCTCAACAGAAGCAGAGAGAAGCTGAACAAAAAGTGCTACGAGATTTTATGCTTGGCGGAATGAATCAACCCTGCCCCGCTATTGATAAGGAAGTTTCCCCCCGCGAGGCCATCCTTACCTCCGCCATCCGCCACACCTGCGGGGAGCGCAACGTCCAGTACGGTTCGCCCTTTGTGAACCTCAGTGACTGCGCCGCGCTATGGACCGCCTACCTGCAGGGTAAGTTCAAAGGTTCCACCCTGGACCCGAACATGTTCATTCTTTCCGCAGAGGACGTGGCCCACCTAAACACCCTGCAGAAAATTGCTCGCACCTTCAACGGCAACTACATCCCCGACACCTACGAGGACGCTGCTGCCTACTCTGCTATCGCCGGGGAGTGCGCGAAGATCGAGGAAAACCACCAATGAAAACCCTACCCCGCCGCCCGATCGGCCCCATCCGCACTCGCGCTTCCGGCTGGTCCTACCAGCGCAAACCCCTCGCCGGGTACGTCCTGGTCCTGTCCCCGTTTAAAAACCTCGACACCACTTTCCTCACCGTAGCCGCAGCCTTGCGCTACATCCGCCGCCATGAACAGCTAGGATTTCTCACATGACCTCCGGAAAGTTTTCCACCGTCGCGATTGACTCCATCATCGTCAACCGCCCCAACCGCCAGCGGCAGGTACTCACCGGCCTCCCCGATCTTGCCCGGTCCATCCAGACCATCGGGCTGATCAACCCCCCAGTGGTCGATCGCGAGATGAACCTCATCGCAGGCGAACGCCGCTTCACCGCTTGCCGCGACATCCTGGGCTGGACCTCCATCCCCGTTCAGTTCGCGGAAGATTGCGACCCGGCGGAATTGCACCTGATCGAATTGGAGGAAAACGTCAAGCGCGTGGACCTTCCCTGGGCCGACCAGTGTCGTGCAGTTATGCAATACCATTCCCTTCGTCAGTCCCTTGACACCGAATGGACCGCCACGGCGACTGCCAGTTCCCTCGGCGTGAAGCCTATGGAGGTCCACGACCGCCTCATGGTAGCCAAGGCGCTGGACGAGGGCAACCCCCTGGTCGTCAACGCTGACACATTCAGCGTAGCCCGCGGCGTGGTCCAGCGCCAAAAGCAGCGCAAGGGTGAGGCCGAGGTCCAGAAGATCGCGGAACTTGTCGGCAAGCCCTCGGCCACCATGACCTACCTCCCCGATGAGGAACTGGACGAAACTGTCGAAAGCCTCAACGGGCGGGTCGCAGTCCCTTTCCGCAACTGCGATTTCATCGAGTGGACGGAAACCTATTCCGGCCCGAAGTTCAACTTCCTCCACTGCGATTTCCCCTACGGCATCAACGCAGGGGATCATAACCAAGGCGCCGCCGGAGCCTTTGGCGGATACGAGGACGGAAAGGATATTTACTTCGAGTTACTTGCTCGCCTCCTCCGCCCCGAAAGCGATAGCTTCATCGCCGCTTCCGCCCACATCATGTTCTGGTTCAGCATGGATTACTACCACGAAACCAAACAGGCGTTCGAGGATGCTGGCTGGCGCGTGAACCCATTCCCCCTCGTCTGGTTCAAGGTAGACAATTCCGGTATCCTCCCTGACCCAAAGCGCGGCCCTCGCAGGAACTACGAAACCGCTTTCCTTTGCTCCCGTGGCGATCGGTTCATCGTGCAGGCCGTGTCCAACGTCGCCGCCCACCCCAACGTTAAGACCATCCACATGTCTGAGAAAAACCCCGACATGCTCCGCCATTTCTTCCGTATGTTCATCGACGAGTCCACTATCATGCTCGACCCCACAATGGGCAGCGGAAACGCCGTGGTCGCCGCCGAGTCCATGGGCGCTGCAGTTTCCCTCGGCCTCGAGCGGGATAAAGATTTCTACGAGGCGGCTTGTGCAGCCTACGTTTCGGGATTGACTACGGAGAAGGAGTAGTTTAGTATGGTTTATACGCCCCGCATATCAGCCATATCGGAACCTGCATCATGATCCTAGTCGTAGGCGAGTTCCTCTCCAACATCGACGCCGAGAAGGGTGGGCCGTTCATGGACGGTCTCGGCCTGACCTTCAAATCCCTCATGCGGCAGGCCGGGATCGAACCCCGCGAGTGCAAGTTCATCAACGTCATCAACCGCCAGTCCCCGACCAACAGCATGTTCGGCTTTTGCGGGACGAAGGACGATGGTATCCCTCGCGTCCGCTACCTCAAGCGAGGCAAGTACGTCTTGGCGAAATACCAGCCAGACCTTGAGCACCTTTGGGACACCATCAACGCCCTCAAGCCCACGCTAGTCCTCGCCGTAGGCGACATGCCCCTCTGGGCCTTGACCTCCGAGTCCGCAATCAAAACTGCTCGGGGCCGGATCACTCCAGGAAACTCCGCAATCCCAGGGATCAAAGTCCTCCCCTGCTACTCCCCCCGTCAACTTATGGCCGAGTGGGCGCTTCGCCCCATCATCCTCGCGGACCTGGGGAAAGCCCAGCGCGAGTCCACCTTCCCGGACATCCGCCGCCCACAGCGCTTCATCCACCTCCACCCGACCATCGAGGACCTGGAGGATTTCCTTACCACCTACATCCTCCCCTGCGACACCCTTGACGTTGACATCGAGAACAAACAGGAAATCATAACCTGTGTAGGCTTCGCGCCCACCCCCGACCGTGCAATTGTAGTTCCGTTCTTTTCACAAGCGCACGAGGACGGGAATTACTGGCGAACCGAACGCGAGGAATACATCGCCTGGAAATGGGTGATGCGAGTCCTTCGCCTCGGCAAGCGCGTGGGCGGGCAGAACTACCAGTACGACATGCAGCACCTGTGGCGCACGATGGGAATTAAAAATCCCAACTTCACTGACGACACCATGCTCATGCACCACGCACTGCAGCCCGAGATGCTTAAGGGCCTTGGGTTCCTGGGTTCCGTTTACACCGATGAACTCAGCTGGAAGTTTATGCACAAGGTTGCTTCAACAGACAAAACCGCTAAGAAAGGCGATGGAGAATGAAACTTGGGACACTATACACGAGGCCACTGCAGGACCACGACGCCGAGACAACTTCCGTTGGGGAATTTATCCTAGAGGTAAACGTCGATGACGCGCTGTTCCGAAACACTGGGGATAAGTTCGGCCTCGTCAAGCGGCAGTTTAGTAGTTACCTCGCGTCCGCCTGCTTTGACACCAAAGTTCCCCCGGAGTATTGGAACGCCGTGATCGAGCCGAAGGTAGCTAAAGCTTTCAACTTCCCCGAAAAACTTTCATTCCAGGTGCGCTGATGATTTACCTAGCCAGCCCTTACTCCGACCCCGATCCGTTCACCGTTGAAACCCGTTACGAGGCCGCGCTTAAATGCTTCTCGAACCTGTGTCTCGAGCGGGAGGTTATCTTCTCCCCCATCCTCATGTGCCACGACGCGGCGCAACGCCACGCCCTACCCACGGATGCACAGTTCTGGAGCGGGATGAATAACTATTTCCTCCGCCTAGCCAAGCGCGTGTACGTCCTTGCCATCCCAGGCTGGACCACCTCCATCGGCGTACAACAGGAAATTCTTTCCGCGGAAAAACTATCCATCCCAGTTTCCCTCGTGGACATCCACGGATCGATTATCCTGCCCCGCCTTAGCTAAAGGAATACCTCGATGAAAATCTTTGACACATCGGAACTCAAACCCGATGGCGAGGGCCTGTCCGCAGATGAAGTCTATTGGCTTTACAACGGACTTGACTGCTGCCTGACCAGTGAAATCCGCGGAGTGCTTTCCGCGCAGATGGATGAAACCACCACCGAGACATACCGCAAGACTATTCAACTCCAGGCCCCGTTCCTGGAAATGATGCTGCGCGGAGTGGCGATCAACACCGATCACGTCAACCGCGTGATCCAGGAGTCCAAGGCCGAACTAGCCGAACTCGAGCGGAAGTTCGAGCGCCTATGCGTCGAGGGCCTCGGCCTTCCCACAACCTTCAACTGGTCAAGCCCATTACAGCTTAAGACATTCTTCTACGGCGTCCTCGGCCTCAAGGAAATCCGCAAGCGCAACGCCCAGGGTATCATGGCGCCGAGCGTGGACCGCGAGACCCTGGAAAAACTTTCCGTCAACTTCGTAGCCGAACCTTTCTGCAACTTCATCCTCGCTATGCGGGACATCCAGAAGCGCATGGGGTTTCTCCAAACCCCCAGAGATTCCGACGGGAAAATCCGATGCAACTTCAACCTCGCCGGGACCAATACCGGACGGTTGAGTTCCAGCTTCAGCGACTTCGGCACCGGAACCAATCTCCAAAACATCGACCGTCAGTTGCGTTACATCTTCGTCCCCGACCCAGGGAAAATTTTCGTCAACATCGACCTTGAGCAAGCAGACTCCCGGAACGTAGGAGCGCTAGCCTGGAACATGTTCTACGAAAGCCACGGGCCGGAGTTCGCCGGGGCGTACCTCGACGCCTGTGAAAGCGGCGACCTGCACACCTCCGTCTGCCGTATGGCGTGGCCGGAGCTTTCCTGGGGCGACGACCCCAAGGGCTTCCGTGCTGTCGCGGACCAGATCGCCTACCGCACTTATTCCTACCGGGACATGGCGAAGAAACTTGGTCACGGCAGTAACTACATGGGCCAACCCAAAACCATGGCAGGGCACACAAAGGTTCCCACCGAACAGATCGCTGAGTTCCAACGCAAGTACTTTTCCGGTTTCCCTTGCGTGAAGAAATGGCAGGAAGAA